AAAAGTAGATTGACTTAATTTTACATTAGGGGGAAAAATGGGGGATGAAGATAAACCCAAGAACGCTCTCGACGAATTTTGGAAGGGCCTTGGAGATAAGGAAAAAATAAATGTCAGAAGCTATAGACCCAATAAACGTAGTGTACAAACTGAAAAAGACGATGCAGTCTCAACTAGACGCCCTCGTCCAAACCCTAGCAAACGGCGGGGTTGACAATATGAGCGAATACAAATATATAATAGGTAAGATCCACGCAATCGACTTAGTAAATCAGGAACTCTCTAACCTGCTAGAACCAAAGGAGCCAAATAACGACGATGACAAAGTCACACGCATTAGAAGATAAATATAAAGCTGAAGAACAAGCAGTAAAAATTTCACAACAAGAAGCTGAAGAAGCACCCACAAAAACAAATCTAGATAAACTGCCGGATCCAACAGGATGGCGTTTGTTAGTTATGCCTTTTAAAGTCAAAGAAGAAACAAAAGGCGGAATAATTATTGCACAAGAAACATTAGACAGAGCAAGAGCCGCGGTCCAAGTTGGATACGTATTGAAGATGGGTCCGCTTTGTTACAAGGATGAAGAAAAATTTGCAACAGGTCCGTGGTGCAAGGAAAAAGATTGGGTGATATTTGCACGATATGCAGGATCACGTATTGATATTGAAGGTGGAGAGATAAAAATGTTAAACGATGATGAGATTCTTGGGACCATAGATGATCCTAAAGATTTGATTCACGCAATGTAATTCATAGGAGGAATTAACTATGCAAGAAGATAAAGTAGAAATACCTGGCGAAGAAGACGAACAGGAAACAACGATTGATTTGGATGCACCAGCACCAGAACAATCATTAGAAGAGGAGATCGAAATTGAAGAAGTCGAACAAAACGCATCTCAGGAACCTGTTGAGCAGACTGCTGTTCAAGATGGCAAATCAAAAGATGAGCTTGGAGAATATTCTGAAGGTGTTAAAAAAAGAATCGCAAAACTAACACGTAAAATGCGTGAGGCCGAAAGGCAAAAAGAAGAGGCGATACAATACGCTCAAAATTTAAAAAGCCAGGCTGATCGAATGAAAGGTCAGTATGATAAACTTGGAACTAATTATGCAAAAGAATTAGAACAAAAAGTTACTGCTGGTATGGCTGCTGCAAAAGCAGAATTAAGAGCGGCAACCGAAGCAGGAGATGTTGACAGACAAGTTGATGCTCAAAAAGCTGTGGCTCAAATGGCTATGGAAGAGAGCAGACTTGGTCAAATTAAAAATTTACAAGATCAACAGTTGCAAAGAGCACAATCAATTCCAGAACAAACCATACAACAACCAATGAATCAGGTGCCTACAACACAAGAATTGTATCAGGCGGCACAAGAAATTGATCCAAAAGCTCAAGATTGGTCAGCTAAAAACACTTGGTTTGGCACTGATAATGCAATGACTTACACCGCTTTTGACATACATAGGCAGCTTGTAGAGGATGAAGGCTTTGATCCACAATCACAGGAATATTATTCTGAGGTTGACAAACGAATAAGACTTGAATTCCCACACAAATTTGCTAATGTAGAGCAAACACCAGTTGAGCAACCTGCTCAAACTGTGGCAAGTGCCCGACGTCCGGCCAAAAAGGGACGCAGAAAAACTGTGAAACTCACACCATCACAGATAGCAATTTCTAAAAGATTAGGTGTGCCACTCGAAGAGTATGCGAAACAATTAGCCGCGAAGGAGGTATAAGCATATGACTAATAAAACTACAGGAACTAAAACTGTTAAAACTTCCCGCGTGAGTCAAACTAGAGTCAAAGAAGAAAGACCTAAAGTTTGGACTCCTCCATCAACACTAGATGCACCGCCTGCGCCAGACGGTTACGTACACAGATGGATACGCGCTGAAGTCATGGGGTATAAAGATACCGGAAACATGGCAGCGCAAATCAAATCCGGATGGGAGTTAGTGAGAGCTGACGAATATTCTGATCATGATTATCCAGAAGTTACAGAAGGAAAATACGCAGGTATGATCGGAGTTGGTGGCCTTGTGCTGGCAAGGATGCCCGAGGAACTCGCAAAGTCTAGAGATGAGTATTACAGACAAATGAATACTGATCGAAATGAGGCTTTACAGAACGATGTTTTAAAGGAACAGCACCCAAGTATGCCGATCAATCAAGATCGACAGACTCGTGTAACTTTTGGTGGCTCAAAAAAGAACTAATCTTTTTAACCTCCAATTTAATAACTTAACCCTTTAAGGAGGAAACAAATATGGCAAATATAGATGCCCCTTTTGGTTTTAGACCTTCAGGTAAAGTTGGTGGAAACCCAGACAATGGTGCTTTATCACAATATCATATTGATGATGGTAACAGCACGGCAATGTTCCAGGGTGACTTGGTAGAATTTGCAAGTGGCTATATTATTAAAGCTGCTGTAGCAGATGCCGGTCTAATGGTTTTTGCAGGTCATACTTTCACCGACCAAACCACAGGTAAACCAACCTTTAAAAACTTCTATGCCGGCAACGATCTAGATGTCGACTCAGAATGTTTTGTTTATGACGATCCGTACCAAGTGTACGAAGCTCAAGGCGACACCGCAGCAACACAAGCTATGGTAGGTACTTACATGGACCACGATGCAACTCACTCAGGAAGTACTTCAACAGGTATTTCTGGAGAAGAGATTGACGTGTCTGATTCAGGTACTACTCTAACTGGTGTGAAAATGCTAGGTCTCGCTAAAACCCCAGGCAACGCGTTCGGCGCAGCAAATGTACTAAGATGTTTCATTGCTGAACCTGCGCACGTTGTATAATAGCAGGAGGACATAAAAAATGGCTATATCAAGACAACAACTAGCGAAAGAGCTAGAGCCAGGTCTGAATGCATTATTCGGACTTGAGTACAACAACTACGAAAATCAACACGGAGAGATTTTCGATACTGAGACAAGTGACAGAGCTTTTGAAGAAGAAGTAATGTTATCTGGTTTCGGGGAAGCACAAGTAAAATCTGAAGGTTCTGCTGTGGCTTTTGACGACGCGAACGAGCACTTCACTGCACGTTACACTCACGAGACAATTGCTCTCGCTTTTTCTATTACTGAAGAAGCTGTTGAGGATAACTTGTATGACAGCATCGCTAAGCGTTATACTAAAGCACTAGCAAGATCTATGGCTCAGACTAAGCAAATTAAAGCGGCGAACATTTTGAACAACGCTTTTGCTACGACTACTTACGGTGACGGACAGTTCCTGATCGATAACGATCACCCTACTGTTGCTGCAGGTAATCAGTCTAACTTACTAGCGGCTTCTGATCTTAACGAAACATCATTGGAAGCATCACTAATTGCTATTGGTAAGTTCCAAGACGAGAGAGGCTTTAAAATTGCAGCTCGTGGTATGAAATTGATTATACCATCTGACCTACAGTTTGTAGCTGAACGTCTTACTAAGACAGCTAATAGAGTTGGTACTTCTGATAATGATATTAATGCAGTTCAGTCAATGGGAATGATGCCACAAGGTTTTGTGGTCAACAACTTCCTAACTGACACAAACGCATTCTTTATCAAGACTGATGTTCCTAATGGATTAAAACACTTCCAAAGAGCAGCTTTAAAAACTGCAATGGAAGGTGATTTTGATACAGGTAACATGAGATACAAAGCTAGAGAAAGATACAGCTTCGGCGCATCTGACTGGCGTGGTATTTTTGGTTCACCAGGATCAAGTTAAGATTTAGTTTAATAATCTTATTAATTAGGGGCGCTTCGGCGCCCCTTTTTATTTGCAATCACTACATTAAAAGCGTATATTCAAGATACTGCATACTTACAAATAGTCAGTATAGACTCGTGCAGTAGACAATGTCTTAGACTGTGCTGGCGGAAACGGAGACTAATAATATGGCTAATTCAACTTTTAGCGGTCCGGTCAGATCAGAAGGTGGTTTTAAACAAATATCTAAAAACTCATCAACTGGTGTGATTACGGATCAAGTGACTGTTGATTCAAGTGGTAACCTAGCACAAACTGCTGGTGTAACTAACTTAATCAAAGATGTAGAAAATGTAACTGCAGCTACTAAAACTTTAACAGCAGCAGACACAGGAACTACATTTCTAATGAACAGAGCTGGTGGTATAGTAATAACTTTACCAACTGCAGCGGCTGGTTTGCATTATAAATTTATCATTGGTACAACTTTTACAGGGACTTTTTCAATTGATGCTGCAGCAGCAGTGGATATTTTTACAGCTGGTTCTACAATTGTTATATCTGATAAAGATGCACCAGGTACAGTTAGCTTGAAACAATTTCATGCTGATGGATCTGATGATGACAAAATGACTATGGATGCTGATACAAAAGGAAGATTTGTAGGCGGCGTTATTGATTGTTTGGGCATCGCAACAGGTGGACAAGGCAGTGCAACAGCAGTATGGCAAATGAATGGCTTTACTTTCGGAGACGGAACTTTAGCAACACCATTTGCATAATAATTAACTCTGAGTAGGGGCGTAATGGCCCCTACTCTTTAGTAGGAGGAAAAAATGGCAGACGTAGTATTAAATCAAACATTATTTAGTGGTGATAGAAAACTAGTAACTCATTACAACAATGTCTCAGATAGCACAGGTGGCACAACAACAATTGTAGATGTTAGTGCAACAGCTAATGACAGATCAGACGGAACAACTTTAAGCAAAGTTGTTTTAAACAAAGTATGGTACAGTGTTTCAATGACTGCAAAAGTAGATTCAGTTAGATTAGTTTGGGATGCGGATACAGATGCAACTTTCTTAACTTTAGAAGGTGACGGGTATTTAGATTACAGTTCTATAGGTGGTCTTAAAAACAATAACGCAACTGGTGTAACCGGAGACGTTAAGTTTGTATTCCCAGCGTGTACATCTGGAGATTCGGCAACTATTACTTGCGAATGGCTTAAAGTTTATTAATAGGAGTAGCTAATGGCAAACACTACTTCAGGAACAGCGACGTTCGATAAAACTTTTGCTATTGATGAAATAGTAGAGGAAGCTTATCAAAGAATTGGTGTAACTCAATTAGATGGATATCAAATTAAATCTGCTCGAAGATCAATAAATATTATGTTTCAAGAGTGGGGTAATAGAGGCCTTCACTATTGGGAGATAGATGAAACTAATATTGACCTAATAGAAAATCAAAACACTTACACTTTTTTTAGAGCAAGTTCTGATGGCACAAGTTCTGTTACCACACCAACAAATGGTGTGTATGGTCTAGACGATATTCTTGAAGCTACCTATAGATCAAATAGAACACAAACATCACAACAAGATGTTGCTATGACAAAAATAAGCAGATCAACGTATTCTGGTTTAGCAAACAAATTGACTACAGGGCAACCTACTCAATATTATGTGCAAAGACTAATTGATCGTGTAAATATTTTTGTATACCCAACACCTGATAGCACAGCTTCTAGTAGAGATATGCATTTGTATTTTGTTAAAAGAATACAAGATGCTGGATCATATACTAATTCAACAGATGTCCCTTATCGTTTTGTTCCTTGTATGGTTTCTGGTTTAGCTTTTTATTTATCACAAAAATATAAACCAGAGTTAGTGCAACAAATGAAACTTTTGTACGAAGATGAATTAAACCGTGCTTTAACTGAAGATGGTTCTTCAACAAGCACACACATAACACCACAGGCTTATTACCCAAATGTCTAATTTTGCAACAGGAAAAAAATCAAAAGCAATATCTGATCGCAGTGGCATGGCTTTTCCATACAATGAAATGGTAAAAGAATGGAATGGGTCTTTAGTTCACAAATCTGAGTTTGAGTCAAAACACCCACAGTTAGAATTAAAATCACACAAACCTGACAAACAAGGCTTACAAAATGCAAGACCAGATAGAATAGAAACGGCGGCACCTATTCTTTTACCGTTAAATGCTCTTAAAACAGCAAACTCTGGAACTAGTGTAATTACTGTAACTGACCCTAGTCATGGAAGATCTAGTTCAGATACCGTTAGATTTTATGATGTTGTTAGTTTTGATGGCATAACAGCCACAAACATTAATCGATCTGCTGGGTATACAATAACCAAAGTTGATGATAATACTTATACATTCACTGTTGCAACAGATACGGCAACAACAGGTAATTTAAAAGGAGGAGGTGGTCGAGCTTACGCTGGGCCCACTACTATAACACCATGACCACATACGCTGAATTAGTAACACAAATTAGAGATTATACAGAAACAGATAGTAATGTTCTTACCACAACTATTGTTAATGATTTTATAGAACATGCTGAATTAAAGATATTTAGACAAGTAGATTTAGATGTTTTTAGAAAATATAAAACAGCTACTCTAACTGCAGGAGACGCTTTTATCTCCATGCCTGGAGTGATACCCACTGATTTTGAATATACCAGATATATAAATATATTTGGAACTTCTGGTTTATCAGGATCTAGCCTCACAGCTAATGAAAGAGTATTTTTGGACAAAAGAGACCCTAGCTTTATGAACGAATATAGGTCTGATAGAACTGCAACGGGATTGCCAAAATACTATGCAAACTGGGACAACGACACAATAATTCTTGCTCCAGCTCCAAATGCAGCATATACTATTGAACTAGCGTATAACGCGCTACCAACAGGATTGTCCTCAAGTACAACTACTACTTGGGTCAGCAATAACATGCCTACATTGTTGTTGTATGCCTGCCTTGCGGAAGCTTTTAAGTTTCTAAAAAACCCTAATATGGCTAGTATGTATACTCAATCATATCAGGAACTATTAACACCTTTAGCTGCTGAACAAATAGGACGCAGAAGAAGGGATGAATATAAGGATGGAGTTGTTAGATTACCTATTCCATCTGGAAACCCATAAGGAGAAAATAAATGGCAAATGTAATATCTGATGTTTTTAAGGAAGAACTGTTGAAAGGTAACCATGACTTTGATGGTGGTGCCACTTATAAAATAGCTCTTTTTACATCATCTAAAACTGTTTCTGTATCT